AGTGCTATTAGAAAAGAGGTTTTAGGTATGTCAAAAGGCGGCACAACATCAGGCAGCACAGAAATTCCAGCATGGTTGGAAAATGCAGCGATTGAAAACATCAACAAAGCGCGTGACGTATCTCAGATTGGCTATGTGCCTTATTACGGGCCTGATGTAGCAGCTTTCTCACCTATGCAGCAACAGTCTATGCAATCTACGGGTAACGCTGCTAGTGCCTTTGGATTGGCCCCACAAGGCTTTAACGCAATGGCTGGTATGCCACAAGCAGAAACCTTTGCAGGCGGCTTACAGGGCTATTCTAGTGCGCCTTTGTATGAGCAGTCATTAGACAAGCTATTTGCTAATGCGCCAGCGCAGTACAATGCTATGGCTGATATGGTCATTGACCCATTTACAGGCGCACGTTCACGCAATAACTACGGCAATGCAAGCCCTGTTATGGGCATGGCTAGACCTAGTATTAATGGTGGTGGCGGCATTGGTGGTGGTAATGCTCCTTTTGTTGACCAAGTACACGCAGATCGAATGGCTGGCATGAACAATGGAGGTGAACATTATGGCGTTAATCGGGAGTACAACCCATACGCTGGAGTTATGCCAGATGGTTCAAATAGCTATTATGATATGAGTTTTGGTGAAGATGGGCGCAGAGAAATAGGAATGGGTGAAAGCATTGGTGAGTTTTTACTTGGTGGCCCTAGTAGAGCATTTGATGCAGTTGGCAGGACTTTGTTTGACATATCTGGTGCTGGTTCACCAACCATGACACAGAAGGAATCTGTAGAAAGAATAAACCGATTAAATTCTGGATATAACTCTGCAAATGATGTGACGGCTGTTCAAACAGATGTAAATGGCAATCCATTAGGTGGTTTTCAGCCCTATTATCAACCTAATGTTGGGATGGTTTATGTAGACCCTAATCTTGGTGGTATTCAAGGAATTGATGGTGTACCTGATGATCTTGGTGGTATTCAAAGAGCGCAGTCTTTGGCAGCAGCCAGATTGCAGGCTGATAGGCAACGTGCGCTTGATGTGGCACTGGCCCAACAAGAACAAGAAGATTTAATTGCTGCTGGACTTATCGAAAACCCTATATCAAACGCAGTAACAACGCCTTATGTTGCGCCAGTTGTTAGAAGCACAGTTAACTCAGGCGGCAATGGTACAGGGGCAGCGCAAAGGGCTGGCGGTTATGCAAAAAGCAAAGCACCAGGCGAAGCTGGTTCAAGATTCGGATTATAAGGAACAAGATTATGGCAGGCTCACCAACAGGCGGTTTTAACGTCAATCAAGCAGCAGCAGGCGGCATACAACAGGCAGGAATGGGTGCAGCACAAGGCATGAATTATCGGCCTATGGCAATTACTGCGCCAACGCAAGATAGTTTGCAGCAGTACACTAATCCGTATGAGACACAGGTTGTGAACCAATCTCTTGCTGATTTAGAACGCAGCCGATTAATGGCCCAGAACGTAGGTGGCGCACAAGCAAGCGCAGCTAACGCATTTGGTGGTTCACGACAGGGCATTGCAGAAGCAGAAACCAATCGGGCCTTTGCAGATCAAGCAGCCCGTACAGCGTCAGGATTGCGGCAGACAGGCTACCAGAACGCGCAGACAATGGAACGCCAAGCGCAAATGCAAAACCAGCAGGCAGGCTTATCGGGCGCACAACAGCGTTTAAATGCAGGCCAACAGTTAGGCAGTTTGTCTAACCTTGGTTTTGGCATGGGCCAGACTATTCAAAGCCGTATGGATCAGCAAGGCGCAATGCAACAAGCATTGAATCAACAGCTTATTAACGCAGGCAAGAATCAATACGCTGGCTATACTGGCGCACCAGCGCAAAGCCTACAGTATTTGTTACAGGCCGTAGGTGGCGCACCAACTCCACAGAATACAACTCAAGGGTATTCGCCTGGTTTGTTTGATTATTTGACGTTGGCTGGAACAACTTACGCTGGCATAAAGTAAGGAATTATAATGGGTTTATTAGATAACATCGGAAACAAGCTATCTTCAATGTCAGACGATGATAAGCGAGGTTTGGCTCTGGGCTTGGCTCAAGGCTTTGCAGGCATGAGTGGCAATCCCAATGCTAATAGCATTATGGCTGGTATTCAAGATCAGCGAAAAGTTTTGGCGGCTAGGCGAGAAAAAACTAACGCTTCTGAAAAGCTACAAAGTCAAACAGCTATGGCTTTGCAAATCCTGTCAAAAGAAAAGTTTCCTATGATACATGACGCTTTAAGGGCAGGGATTATTTCCCCTAGTGACGCTGTTACTGCTGCTAGAAAAGGCGGTGACGTTAAAGTGGTTGGAAAATCATTAGTATCTATGGATGGTACTGTTTTATACACAGACGCCACTGCAAGTGATAACAAAGAACCGCCAGCAATGATTACTTTAAGAGCTAGGGCAGAAGCCGCTGGTCTTAAACAAGGTACGCCCGAGTATCAACAATTTATGATAGAGGGTGGAGCTAAGAAAGGCATGACCCTTACCACAAATCCAGATGGTACTTTTACAATGACTCAAGGTGGTGCAACAGTTAAACCGCTAACTGAAACACAAGGTAAAGCCTCAGCTTTTTATACAAGAGCCACATCAGCAGGGCAAATAATTGACAATCTTGAGGCGACAGGAACAGACTTTGGGCAATGGGTGATTGGTCAAATACCTTTAACAAACTGGGCCTCTTCCGCAGAATTTCAGCAACTAGACTCTGCAAAAAGAGATTGGATAAGTGCAGTATTGCGACTTGAATCTGGTGCTGCTATTGGCAAGGATGAATTTTCCAACTATGACAAAGCATTTTTCCCACAAGTAGGCGATAAGCAAGTTACGTTAGACCAAAAAAGAAATAGCCGAAGTTTAATTGCTAAAACCTTACAAATGCAAAGTGGAAGTGGTGCTGCCCAAGGAAATAACGCAAACGCAATACAAGTTAAACGCTATAACCCAGTAACTGGGAAGGTTGAGGTAGTTACCCCATGATAGAAATACTTGGCCCAGATAATCAACCTGTGCAGTTTGAAGATGGTACTGACGATGCAACCATTGAAAGGGTAATGGCTGAACTTTATCCAAACCCTTCTGCACAACAAGCCCCATCAGCAGATTGGATGCAGAATCTAAAAGAGCGTGACTATCTACAACAAGCACCATTGACTGCTCAAGCATTAAAGGTAGCAGAGGGCATACCGCTTGTTGGTGGGTGGATACAAGATATAGCAGGCGCAGTATCACCAGAACTTCAAGCAAAAACTAAAGCTGTTTCAGAAGCAAAGCAAAGCCAAGACCCTATTGAAAGCACTGCGCTGCAAGTTGGTGGTGCTGTAGTTCCTTCAATAATTGCTGCGCCCGTTGTTGCTCCAGCATCATTTGTTAATTGGTTATCTAAATTGCCCACAGTGCAAAAAATGGTAGCCGTAGGTGGCAGTGGTGGATTACTTGGCCTGGTAGAAGGTGCGGTAAGTGGCGCAGGCAGAGGCGGTGAAGATGGGCGCATGGAAGGTGCAGTCGAAGGTGGAAGCATAGGTGCTGCTGGCGGTTTGTTTGGTGGTTTATTGCCTCCAGCCGTTATTAAAGGTTATGAAAATTTAAAAGTATCCTTTAGAAATGTTGGGGCAGAAGATATTGCAAAGTCTTTAAATATATCAATTCCATCAGCGCAAGTATTATCAGCTACATTTCGGGATGCTGGCACAGATATTAAATCTGCGCTACAAAACATTTTCAACGCTGGTGAAGAGGGTATGCTTGCTGATTCTGGGTTTGCAGCACAGGCTTTGCTTGATGCCGCAGCGTCAACAGGTGGCAGGGCTTCACAGATAACCTCAGAGGAAGTTACAGGGCGAGCAGCTAGGCAAGGTGCAGCACTATCAACTTCTATGGATGATGCACTAGGGGTATTGCCTAAAGTAGACGATCAAGCAGCAGACGCTTTAGACATGGCAGAAAACATTGCTTCATCTACAAAAGTTCAAAGGCAAGAGGCATACGATCTAGCCTATGGAACACCTATAGATTTTAGTTCAACAGCAGGCAGAGAAATTGAAAGGGTTTTTGATGCATTGCCTGATCGCTTTAAAGGTGCTGCTATAGAACGAGCTAACGAAAAAATGAGGCTTGAGGCATATAAAACTGGCAAGCCACAACCAAAGCAAATATTAGCAGATATTGCAGACGATGGAACTGTTAGCTTTTCAACGATGCCAAACTTGCGTCAGTTAGATCAAATTAAGCAGGCAATCGGTGAAGTTGGTTTTAAAGAAGTTGATAACTTTGGGAGACCAACAGCAGACGCTTTAGATGCAGTAAATTGGTATCGTGAAATTTCAAATAGACTAAAGGAAGCGTCACCAGAGTATAGAAAAGCAGTTGAGTTGGGCGGTGATAAGATTAGTTTAGATAATGCGCTTGAACTTGGCTTGGGAATGTTAAAGCCTGGTATGTCAGCAAGGGACGTTGCCAGAGCAATGAAAGGTGCTGAAAGTGTTGAAAAACAATACGCAAAACTTGGAGTAAGAAGTGCTGTTGATGATTTAATAAACAATGTTAAAGCAACTATTGCCTCCCCTGACATTGACATAAATACACTGCGAACAGTTTTTACTCAGCTATCGTCTAAAAATTCTCGTGACAAAATAAAAATACTTTTAAGTGCATCAGAAGCTAAACAATTATTTAAAGACTTAGATCAAGCACAAATGTCGTTAGCTTTAAGGGCGGCTGTTGCAATGAATTCAAAAACTAGCATTAGAATAACGCAAAAAGAAATGGTCGATGAAATGACTGATATTGGCGCGTTTGCTCATCTTCTAAGGTTAGAGCCAGCAAAGGCAAGTCAAAGTGTGGTGCAGAAAGTTACAGGTGAAACAGATGCGCTCAGTGTTGCAGCAAAGCAAGAAATATACACCGACATAGCAAAGGCTTTAACCCAGATCAAAGGCAAAGAGGCTCGTACTGCTCTTAAAGTAATAATGAGGGCGTCAAAAGCCGAGCAAGTAAGTGATGCAGAACTTAAAGCGGTTAGTGATTTACTGCTTGCTAACTCAGGGTTTGCGTCAATAGCTGCTTTTTCAGAGTTGGGTCAGTCACAAGTTAATGGAGAGCAGTAATGCCTAAAATGTCACAACAGGATATTCAAAGCGCAATTAAAACGGCTATTCAATCAGCCATTGATTACGTTGATTCAGATATTGCAGACCAACGTGAACGCGCTCAAAGCTACTTTGACGGCAATGTTGACCTAGAGCATGAAGATGGTCGTTCACGCGTAGTGTCTACTAAGGTGCGTGATGTGGTGCGTGGTGCTAAACCTAGCCTGATGCGTATTTTTATGAGCAATAATAAGTTTGTGGAATTTACGCCCAAAGGCCCAGAAGATGTGGCTAATGCAGAACAAGCTACAGCTTATTGTCATTGGGTGTTTAACAAAGTGGGCGGCTATAACGTATTAAGTAATGCCATACATGACTCCCTGGTTAAAAAAGTAGGCGTGGTTAAAGTCTGGTGGAACCAAGAAACCATTGCTAAAACTTACACCTATGAAAACTTGTCAGACCAAGAAGTACAGGTATTGGTTAATAAAGAAGGTGTTGAAGTTGTAGAACATCGACAAGAAATAGAAATGGAAATGGACGAGTTCGGCTTAGACGTTGAACGCAATGTTCACCACATGGTTATTACGCACAAATATGAAGAGGGCGAAATGGTCATTGAGGGGATTCCCCCAGAAGAATTTTTCATTGATGGTTCAGCCAAGTCGATTGATGATGCGTATATTTGCTGTCACAGAAGCGAGAAACGCGCAGGCGATCTAGTGGCAATGGGTATTGACCAAGACGTTGTGGATAATCTAAACGGCTCAGATAACGATTCATTGATTGGCAATGTTGAAAAGATACAGCGATTTGGTGATGAAGTTCAAGACGATGAAAGTGTAGAAAATGACCCATCTATGCGCCTGGTTCTTGTTACAGAGGCTTATCTACGCATTGACGCAGAAGGTGACGGCATACCCACTTTGCACAAGTTCCTTTGTGGCGGCACTGATTACGAAGTGCTTGAAATGGAGCCGTGGGACAAAGCCCCCTTTGCTGATTTTCATGTTGACCCAGAACCCCACGCTTTTTATGGACGCTCATTAGCTGAATTGGTGATTAACGATCAAGACACCACCACTAGTGTATTACGCGGCATTTTAGACAATGTGGCGTTAGTAAACACCCCACGTTTAGAGGTCCATGAAGATTTGGTGGAAATGGACGATGTGCTGAATAACGAGATCGGTGCAATCATTCGCAGTGAGCAAATAGGGTCGATTAACCCATTAACAGTGCCTTTTGTAGCAGGCTCCACACTGCCAGCATTGCAATACCTTGATATGCTAGTTGAGGAAAAGACAGGCATTAGTAAAATGAGCATGGGCCTTAACCCCGATATGCTTCAAAACACTTCTGCCACCGCAGCAGCATTGACCGCACAAGCTGGCGCAGGCCAAGTTGAAGTCATGGCTAGAAACCTCGCAGAAGGGACAAAGCGGTTATTCCAGCTAATGCTACACGTTGCCGTTAAAAACTCGCCAGACGAGCAAATGATGCGTTTAAACGGGCAGTTTGTACCTGTTGACCCTGCCATTTGGGATAGCTCAATGGATATGGAAATTAATGTCGGTTTAGGCACTGGGCAAGAAGATGCCAAGGCCGCAGCATTGATGCAGACTTTCCAGACTCAACAGCAGATTTGGCAGACCTACGGGCCTCAGAATGGCTTAGTTTCAATGACACAAATGCGTAACACTTTATCAGATACTTTGGCATTAAGTGGGTTCAATAACGCTGATCGTTATTACGCGCCTATGAACCCAGAAAGTGAGGCTCAGTTAATGGCTCAAATGGCAGAGCAGGCCGCACAAGCTGCGCAGGGTGAGCAGGGAGACCCAATGGCTCAAGCATTGATTCAAGCTGAACAGATCAAGGCTCAAGCTAAGATGCAGGGCGATCAAATGCGTCTACAAGGCAAGATGCAAGGTGATCAAATTAAGATGCAAGCTGATATGCAAGTTAAAGCCGCACAAATGCAATCTAAGCAGGGTCAAGAACTGGCTGAATTGCAGCTTAAATATCGTGAATTGCAGGCCAGTGATGATTTAGAACGTGATCAAATGAACCAGGACTTGCTTGTTGAAGCCGCTAGGATATTGGGTCAATACGGCACAGCCGTTGACGTTGAGCGCGTTAAGTCAATGCAGGCAGCCCCACGAATGGGTAATGTTCAATGATTTTAAAAGAGCAGGCTAAAAATTTACTATCGAATGAGACTTTTTTGGAAGTTTTTGTTAGTCTACGAACAAATCAGTGTAATGTTTTCTTACATTCCAAGGCTGATGAAGTTGAAAAACGAGAAGAGGCCCATGCAATGTTAAGGGCTTTAAACGAGTTCGAGAATGTCTTGAAGCGTGTAGTTACCGATCAAGATATGAAAGATAAACGTCTTAAAAAATAGGATAGCACCGTGGAAACGACTACCCCAGTAAGCGTAGAAAGTGCAGCAGAAGCACTATTGGCTCAAGTAGAGCCAGAATCAACCGAAGTTAACGAAACTGAAACCGAAGTGGCAGAAGTTGAAGAAACCGAGGTTGAGCAAGAATCAGAGTTGGAAACTGACGATGATGCAGAATATGCAGAATTAGAAGATGAAGATAATGATGAAGTTGAATATGAAGAGTCGGACGAGGAACAAGCCGATCAAAGTGGGCCTGAGACATTTTCCATTAAAGTTGATGGTGAGCAAGTGTCAGTAACCCTAGATGATCTAAAGCAGAGTTTTTCTGGACAACAATATATTCAAAAAGGAATGAAGCAGGCGGCAGAGGCGCGAAAGCAAGCGGAGGAAGCCTATAACGGCTTAAACCAACAGCGACAGCAACTTGACCAGTTTATGCAAAGAGTAGGGCAAAAAGGTTTGATGTTAGAACCCACTCCACCCACAAAAGAACTTCTGAATAGTGACCCGTTAGGGTATATCGAAGCAGATGCGACTTATCGTGAAGAGTTGGGCCAATATCAAATTGAACAGCATGAATTAAAGCAGAACCATGAAGCAATGAAGGTAGAGCAAGCAAAGGCTGATAAAGCCAACTTGGACTACAATTTTGCTGAACTCAAACGAGTGCTTCCCGATTTTGCGGATGCTAATAAAGCAACCAAAATGAAGGAAAAGTTACTCAAGCAAGGTATTGCAGAAGATTATACTGCCGAAGAAATTGGCGGCATTATTGATTACCGCGCAATGCGAGTTCTAAACAAGGCAAGGCTTTATGACCAAATAATGGCAGGCAATTCAACAGTTGAATCTAAGCTGAAAAAAGCCCGTCCATTAATGAAAGCTGGAACTAAGAAGATGCCCGATTCAGCAGCAAAGAAACAACGCCAGCAACTATCCAAGTTGAAAAAATCAGGCAGCATACACGATGCAGCCGCATTATTGTTCAATAGTTAAATTTAAATCATTTAGGAAGAATTATCATGGCACAACCAACTAACACCTTTGACACCTACGATACAGTGGGCATCAGGGAAGATTTATCAAATGTTATCTACGATGTTTCCCCAGACGAAACTCCACTGTTAAGTTCTATGGCTAAAGTTAAAGCCACGAACACTTTCCATGAGTGGCAAACCAATGCGTTACGCGCAGCAGCGAATAATCACCATGTGGAAGGGTCGGACACAGGCGCAACCGCAGTTTCCCCGACAGAACGCTTGGGCAACTACACCCAAATCTTCAAAAATTCTGTTATCACTTCTGGCACAAACGATGTTGTTGATGCTGCTGGTCGCGGTAATTCAGAAATGTCATATAACATAATCCGCGTTGCCACTGAGCAAAAGCTGGATATGGAAAAGGCATTGTTTGAGAACGTAGCGCGAGTTGCTGGTAACGCCACTACTGCTCGTAAATTAGCTGGTTTAGGTGCTTGGTTATCAACCAACGTAACCAACATCGGTGCTAACGGAGCCAACCCTGCTGGTTCTGTTCCTGGTGCGACTGCTCGTACTAACGGGACACAATCGGTGTTCAATCAGACTAAGTTCGACACTTGTATGCAATCAGTTTGGGAATCAGGCGGCAAGCCAGACACTGTCTACCTTTCAGCTTTCCAAATGGCTAAGGCTCTGGGCTTCGACGGCAATAACAATCAACGACAGAATGGTGCGGTTGGTCAAGTAAACAACAACATCGCAGTCTATCTAACGCCTTGGGGCAGTGTGTCGTTCCAGCCAGTGCGTGAGAACCGCTCGCGTGATGTTTGGATTATTGAGAAAGACAAGTTGGCACTCGCCACTTTACGTCCAATGAAAAACGAAGCGTTGGCTAAAACTGGCGACAACGAGCATCGTCAAGTGGTTTGTGAGGCGACTTTGGTCGTGCGTTCACAAGCCGCATTAGGTCTTGTTGCCGATTGTACAACTAGCTAAGTCATAACTTTGTTATGCACAAGGGGGTGCTTTTGCGCCCCTTTTTTTAAGGAAATATTATGGCTAAGATTGGCGAGCAATTTTACAAAGACGGGGACAAGTTAATCCACGTCAAGCAGCAAGATTATAGCGGTTCATTAAACCAGGCAGAAGCAATGCGCCAGAACGGAAACGCTCATTTTGGCGAATCTGTGTGCGTAGGCGTGATAGATCAAGCGTTGATGGGCGAGTGGTTAAAAGAGGCTGGCGTTAAGTGGGATGATCCTGCGGCCCAAGATGTGGTTAAGCGCAAGATGCTCAGTGGCGAGTTCGATAAACTACGCGTTTGGCAAGGCAACTATTAGTGTGGAGCAGCCCTGTTGAATTATACCCTGTGCATATTTCAAGCACTATTGCCCCATCTGGGCAGGCTCACGTTATAGAGCCGCAAACAGCGTCAACGGACGTTACAGAGCGCATGAGCGTTCAACGAATTACGGGGATAGTGGCCTATAAACAACATGGGCCAATATCAACATTACATTGGGTGGCAAAATGCTAAATAGGTGGTTGTATCCTTGCTGAACTAGCCATAGCCAACGCTGCGTTCTCTGTTATCAAGCAGACCCTATCCAACGGAAAGGAAATCGCTGACGCTGGCTCTGCGCTCACTAAATACTTTGGCGCAAGTCAGTCTATTAAGCAAAAAGCACAGATTGGCACTGGTGATGTGTTAGGCGCGTATCAGGCGAAGCAAGCTATAGAACGTCAAGAACGTGAGCTAGAATTTATGCTCAACAAGCAATCTATTCAAGGGTATTACAAATACTGCCAATTTAGGGATGAATTTTACAAGAAACAAAAAGATGCCGCTAAAAAGAAAAAGATACGCCAAGCTAAAATTAACTCCAACATTAATGACGGGTTAATCGCACTCGGCATTGTAATTATTATCATGGCTGCGCTGTTTGGCGTAGCGTTTTATCTAAGGACTTATTAAATGTCAAATATGCCAGACTTTGAGGCAGGCCAGCTAGTTAATGCGGTCACGCAGTTAAACAAAGACGTTGAAAGCCTAACAAAGACAATGGCTAAACTAAATGATCGCCTGGCTGCTCAAGAAATACAACTAGCCAAGGGCAAAGGCATGGCTGCTGGCGTTATTGTTCTGGCTGCTGTTTTGGGTGGCATATCATCGTATTTAATGGGGAGAATGTAATGAGTTTTGAGTTAGGCAAGAACAGCATGAAAAACATGGAGGGCATAGATGATCGACTCATTGACATTGCAGAGCTCGCGATTGTTCTTAGCCCTATTGATTTTGGTATCCCTTCAAGCGGAGGCTTTCGCAGTACCCAAGACCAAGCTGAACTGTACACCTCTGGCAAATCTAAGTGTGATGGGACAACTAACAAGTCATATCACCAAACTGGCAAAGCCCTCGATGTGTTCGCTTACGTTGACGGAAAGGCCAGTTGGGACACCCTTCACCTTACCACAATCGCCACTGCTATGTTGCAGAGTGCCAGCCAGCTAGGGATAGAGCTACAGTGGGGTGGTCTCTGGCGGTCATGGCAAGACCTTCCTCACTTTCAAATCAAGGACTAATTATGAGTTGGCTTAGTTTTTTAAACCCAATAGCAAGTTTAGGAAGCACCTATTTAGAGGGCAAGAATCAGGTTGCCAAGGCTAAGTCAGCAGCAGCCATAATAGGTATCGAAGCAGAGGCAGACGTTAAGGTGGCAGGGGCTAAAGCGGCTCACAAGCTGGCTGATGATGGTCAGACGCAAGACTATAACCTTGATTATCTAGCCATGCAGCAGATGGATAAAAGCTATGTAGACGATATTATGATTGCGCTACTGCTTGTTCCAGTGGGTGCTTCATTTCTAGGGTATCAAGAAGAGGTCACGGCAGCTTTTGAATCATTTGCTGTTATGCCTGAGTGGTATCAATATTTGATTATCGGAATTTATGTTGTGAAGTTTGGCCTACGCGGTTTGCTAACCAAGCTAGTGTCGGGAAAACTTGGCGGCATTAAACTTAAATAATTCCCCCAAGCAGCACCCTTGACCACCTATTTATGTGGTCTTTTTTCTGCCTCATTATTAAGTGCTTCTGTCACCCATTCAGCCAGCTTTTGGCCTTTAGCAGCGTTAACCCACTTAGCCTTTTCGCTTGGAGTGCAGCGCATGGTTAGTACAGATGATTTAGTCACTTCTTTGCTGGCGTTAGTGTTTCCAGTGCTTCCATGTGTTTGAATGTTGCGTCTCATATTAATGCTTCTTTAATTAATTGATTTCGTTTTTTGTCTATTTTGTCATAAAGGTTTTGTGATTGAACAATGCCGCTACAAGCATCAGAAGATCGCTCAATAAAATACTTAGAACATTCCTTGTAAGGCAATCCAACAGCACGAAGGTTAATTATTTTTCTTAACTCTTCACTACTCCAAGTTACTGATTCACGCGTTGTAATATGCGATTTTATTTCTTTATTTGTTGAATGATCTAAGTTATTTTCCCACTTGTACGAACCTTTAGCTGTTGCTTTATCAGATAACATCATTACATCACTTTCAGAATAAATAATGCTTGAAACATCTTCACTTATTTTTTCAGATACTAAAGCTCCATTTGTCCATATTTTTTTCATTGCTAAATCAAAATATGAATCATTATTCATTATTTTGTCCTTTTTGAGCCGTAATTGCTTAGGATACACCATCCCCAAAAATCACCATCAATACCATCAATGTAACAATCGTCCCAAAACAAGCCAGCTTTAAAGCCTTCACTTTGTAAAATCTGCAACGCAATCACAGCTTGCAGCGCACCATCACCTACCCAATGCACATGACTGTCGGATAAATCAAACTCTTTTATTTCGTCACCATCTTCCCAGATGAAGCGATCAGCATTAGACATTTCAATTCCGTTAGTTGAACATTGCGTATGACTAAACATTTTAAAGTGCTTCAAGGTTAGTTCAAGATTCATGTATCACCGCCACTGCTTCTGCTGCTTCTTTTTTAGCCCTAGCTACCTCAATGTCGGTAAGTTTTGCTGCAAAGCTCTCAGCCATTATTACACCCACAGCCGATAACTCTTCTGTTCGTGCTGTAACGGAAAGCCTTAGAGCCAGCACTAAAGCCTCATAGTGATTCTTTGGCTTGCTCATGCGTCACCTCCAAAAAGATAATTGTTTTCTGCAATAAATTTGTTAAGCGCAATCTGAACGTCTGCATGGGCTGTAAGGGCAAACTCTTTTGCCTCTGCAACAGTCAAGAAGTAGCAGTTACTAAGGTCATGCCCAATGGCTTCTTTGGCTAAGTCAATTTCGCTATCAGCATCTTCTAAAGAGTAGCACTCAGTCTGGCCCGACCATCCCACAACTATTACTTTTTTATCATTCTTTAAAATTTCGTTATATTCATCGGGTATTTCATCACCAAAACAATCAACGGCATTTTCCATATTCCACTCTTCATAGCAAAAATCGTGTACTTCACTTGCCATTTGAATTATGTGTTGCTCGTCTTTTGCTACCCAAATGCTTGGGCTTCTTTGGTGAGGTACTTCTATTATTATAATGCTCATAATCTACTCCTTGCTCCAAGTGCCGCCTGGTCGGTGGGGCCGAAGCCCCGTTATTGTTATGCTTTTAAAGAAAAAACACCTTCACGCAACATAAAATTAAACTTAGTTGTATAGCTTTTAACTTTTTCGCCAGTTTCTAAATTAATGTACCGAACATTTTTAGCACCAATATCTCTAATTTCAATATCAAAGCCGTGATTATTATTAGTTAAAATGTCACCTTTTTTTAATTCATTTGCATTTTTCATAATCTTGCTCCTAGTACCAAGTGCCGCCTGGTCGGTGTGGGCTAACTCAACCCATAACCATATTGTATATACATAACGGATAGATGTAAAGGGTTATCGTGTACAAATGTCAATTTACCCAAATTAAAAAAAGTGGGTCTGCAATAGAACTGTCTGGACAGTTTGAGAAGTGTCTGACTTTCATCCAGTTTAATAGCTTAATTGTTTGGACTAGAATTATAAATTAATTATGGGGTGGTTCTAAGTCAGCTAAATTAACCAATTTAACGCCACCCTAAAATTATTATATTTTTTCTAGCACTAAAGGATGGTTTGCTTTATAGTGTCGTTTTTCAGCAAAGCACTTTCCGAATATACAGTGTTGAAGATTGAAAAAATCCAAGCAGTTTAGGGTTGTAAAAATCGTGAATTGTTCGGAAATAGAGGGTTAAGTCTTTGTTTTAATAGATTAAACCCTCAGATTGTGATTCCGGTGGTCGTGGGTTCGAGCCCCATCGTCCACCCCATTACCAGTAGCTTTCAGAGGTGTTGGTTTATTTTTCCGAACACTTCCGAATAAAGTTCCGAATTTCTGGGATTTTATACAGTGGTTATACAGCGGTGTTTATCCAACCAGTTTGGGCCTATTTTAGAGTGGGGGTGACCTTTACTTTACGATCATAAATTGCCACTTGAGCCTGAGTTTTGTGACCCGAAAATTCTTGCTTGTTTCCCTCGTAGTCAGAAATAGCCTTAGCTTTAATATCATGGAAAGTAAAATCTATATTTAATTCCCCATTGTATTCTGATTTAGCTTTGCGTTTAGCCAGTAAAGCCCATTCTTGTAATGTGTCTTGAGTTTCGTGATAACCTTTTTTGTTGCAGAAAATAAATTTAAAGTTCTTAACTTTTTGAACGGACAAGGCCAAGTCAACAGCAGCCCTTAATCGTGGGTTCCATTCTTTAATTTGTTCTTTACCTGTTTTGCCCTGCTTTATAAGGATTCCATCGTCTAGTAATTTTTCTCGCCTTAAATTCCAAACGTCTGCCTGCCTAGCCGCGCAACAATAGCTAATCTCCATAGTCGCAGCCAAAAGAGGCCACTTAATATAAGCCTGATCTAACCAAAGATTATATTCCCAATCCTCAATGTATCTAGGTCGTGGTGTTTCTTTAAACTTGCGAACACCTTTAACGGGATTCATCTTTACTTTGCCATTTTCATAAGCCCAACTAAACACTGTGCTTAAAAATGACTTTTCCCGATTAGCCTGGACAATCACACCACCTTTTTTGCGTTTATCCATATACTGCCGTATGTGATGCGGTTTAATGCGGTGTCGATTCATCTTGCCAAACACTAAGCCTAGCTTTTCAGCGTATCGGGCATAATCTATTTTAGTGCGTGGGGCTAGTTCTGAGTATCTAACACTTGCCATATACCCACGAATTAATTCAGAAAACGCACCTGTTGGTTCCTCATGCAGTAACCGAGCTGCATCATACTTTGCCAGAATTATTTCTTTAGGTTCATCTAGCTTACCAAGACGCACACAGCCACCGCTTTTAGGGCGGTATTCATAAGCACTCTTGCCTATATAGCACCGCACAGGTAGCCAATCAGGGCCGTTAATTCGTTTTCTAGGAGGCATAATTAACCCATTGCTGAAAAGTCTGGTTCATCATTATGCGCCAAAGCCTGATTAAACCGCAAATGCGTGGGGTTGTTAAAAGAGTACCAGGTGACATGAGGTGTGCCGTTAGCATCTTTCATAAAGAATATGCCGTGGTCACTTAACACCTTGCACTGCTTGGCTTGTGCTTTGTAGCCTGTCACCTTTTCAAGATCACTTTCACTCATTAAATCATTCATTTTCTGCAATCCATTTCTTCAATTATTGTGCTTGGACTTAACCCTAACTTCACTCTGTCTTTGGGCTGAGAGTTTGGCGACATAACCTTTCTAGCCCATTTTACTTTTGCTCCACGTCTGTTTAGTTCATCTACTAATGATTGGTCTGACACCATTGTTATTGGCACAGGAACTTCTATCTTGACGCTTTTATTCATTACGCAGCCTCTTTAACTCCAAGTAATATGCGAGTAAGCCAGCCCAACTTATTAACAGTAATGATGTTATGCCGACCCTCGTAGCTGTAGGACTTCAATACAGGTTTAGCCAGAACTGGCATAGCAGAACCAATGGTTGTTTTGCGCTTACGAACTGTTTTTACTGCCAATTTCTCTGCTGCCATTTTTTTGTTTAAGCTGTATTTTTTCATCGAACAAGCGTGGGCTGTTCGGTTCAACTTTTTAGCAATTTTTGACATTTTTAAAGTGCTGGTCATAACCAAATGTATATCTTCTGGCGACCATGCTTGATTTTGATTTTTAGCTTTCATTGTTTATATCCTATAAAATTAATTTTTGTTTTCTTTAAAACTACCTTGCCTGGTTCATTTGATCGTCACGCAATGCCTCTGGGTGATGCCATGTAAAGTCTTTGTGCTTTACCGACATATTGCAGTCAGAACAATAGTTTTCATCAACATACGAAAGGGCAGCGTCAATGGCGTCATGGGCTTTTTGATGGTACTCACCTCGATAAATCTCATTGCTAAATTCATCTAAAACGATGGGCAAGTAGCCCACCCCGTCCACTTTCTTAATCATGTAATCCATAACTTCCCCCTTAAAATGGTATATCGTCGTCGAAAGCATCGTGCGGCCCTTTATCCATTCCTGCCATGACCGCTTCTTTAGCCTGCGCCATTTGTGTTGACTGCTGTGGTGGCTGTCGGTGTGCCTGCGTTTCTTTAGGTGTAAAACTAAACTTCATTGCTGGCGCATTAGGGTTGCCGTCCTTGTTGCGTAGCCAACCAGACACCCAATAGTCAATGCCACCTACTTCTGCATTTCCTTTGAAGTGAGGGTGTGTCTCAGATTCACGCTTATCGTTTTTCCAAATACCGCCTTTATTTGAATTATCGTAATTACTCATGCTGCTTCTCCCTTAAAGGTTGCTTTTCTAATGGCTGCTTGTTGCTTGCCGTTTAACATATTCCATAAAGCCTCTTGCTCATGGCGTTCTAATTCACTCCATACAGCCTCAATATCAGGATCACAATCCCTGTCGTATGCCTCAATTAAGGCCACCATTGAGCGTTGAATCAAGGCTTTATCTACACGCTTCTTTGGCCCTTCTGCTGGCTGGCTTGCCATACCTTCTAAAGACATGTCTGGTTCTGTGTTAGCTGGCGCACCGCCTCTAAACATACCCAACTCACCATCATCATCAACGCTTGGAATACCAGCAAGTGACTGCAATGCGTAGCGTCTAGCGTATGTGATCGCGCTACCAGCCGCCTGTGGGTCACGTTTAGTCATAGGCAACATATACTCGCTTTGTAACCATTCACCCGATGTGTGCATCAGCATAGTTGTTACGCCAACGTATGTTTCACCCGATACAGGTAGCTGTACAAAAGACAATCCGTTATCAGCAAATGGCTCTTTAACCACCTTAATAACGCTTGTCAGATCAGCGTAGCTAGATTTAAAAAATGGGTTTTTGCTTTCTTTAACAGCACCGCCCATTGCGGCTTGGGCTAGGCACAATGCCGTAGCTAGTTCTTTAATTGATTCACTTTGTTTCATACATCACCTCTTTTTATTTCATCAACAATTTTTAATGCTGCTTCTTTGTAAGCCAAGTGCTTTTCAGCGTTTAGGTTTTTACAATACGGGTTTTGGTATTCCCACAATTTGTGAAAGTCGCTCAAAGCCTCTAAATAAATATCAACATTCATATTTGTACCCCACTTATTATTATTACAGCGAAAAACAACCACACTTGAGTTGATGCGCTCATGCTGAAATTCCTATCCAAAACCAAATTGAGCAAACTGCCCAAATCAATATTCCAAGCGTGTTTATCAACAGCGTTTCTTTTGAAATGTTCATTACGCACCTCGCAAGTTTAAAAATTCTAAGTTGGGCTTGGTGAATGGTGCTGGCTTTGAGTTTTGTAGGTATTTGAAGAAATCAAACACCCAAGTTTTAAAGTCACAATCTTGAGCAAGGTCTGTTGCTGATTGACCTTTATTCTCGTTAAACAAAGCTGCTGCAAATATGCTGGCGGCTAGGTCTGTTGTGTCAGCGTTCTCGTTAATGCGATCTAATAGAACGTCAAAGGCTGTATAGGTTGTTGGCTCATAGTGCCAAGCAGCTTGGAAGGTGACTTCACGCTTGAACATCAAGGCTGCGTAAATGTCTTTAAGTGGGGAGCAATCATCAAACACACCATCAACAGGTGCATCGGTAGGTTCATCTGTGTAGGCGTTAACCTGGTTGCTAACGTGGCAGTAATTGGTTAGTGAGTTCATCTTAAATTTCCTTAGTCAGCTTAATGTCTGTGGTTATGTTAGCTAACTCACAATCAAAAGTACAGCTTTTTCGAGAAAACATTTAAAATGTTAGTTTTTTAATGAATTTTTAGGTAATTTTACTGATATTTTAGAGGGGATCAATAATGATTAAATTATTTAGTCGGGGGCCCTTGAGGGCTAGTAGAAGTTGAGTTGCAGCCAATTGCTATTTTAAATTCAGCCTTTGCTGTAGCTTCTAAAATTCCAAAAACAGGTCTAGTGATTGCAAAAGTATCAGTGTGGATTACATGCCACATCCATTGATTTTCTCGCATCCACGCCTTCTTTTTGGATTGATTATTCTTTAAATTTATAACTAACATTTGTCCCTTTTTTTAACAATTAGATTTATCTGATATTGAAAGCAAAAAAAATCAAACGCTTAATAGGCGGTTATCATTTAAATTAAAAACAATCCCTTTATTTCTCTGATTGATAAGAACCAACCACAGTACCTATAATTTGAGTTGATGATGAAAACTCTTTTATAGGATAGCGATCATTTAAAGGTTTTAAATGTTCAACACCACCTGTTATAACGTATTCCCGAAAAACAGAACTTAAATTTTCAGTATCTATTGCAACAATGCGATCTCCACTTACTGGCGTTTTGTCTGGGTCAACAAAAATTAAAACACCTAGCGGATACGATCTGCCATTACTGGCAGTCATTACTTCATCTTGCACTTCAAGCGCAAAAGAATTCTCCGATAGGTCGTATGGGCATCCTACCCAGTGCTTACTTTCTAGCATAAACTTTCCCTCTATTATAGCTGGTAGGGAATCCCAGCTTACCACGGGGGCTTTCCGAGTGATCGGATTCAGCTTTAATCCCCCCCTCGATTCGAGCGCATTATTTGATAATAATTGCTCTATGGTGCATCCAAAAGCCTTAGCTATGGACACTAACCCTGCCGCTTTAACTTCTGCGGTCGGATCAGTTTCTAGTTGAGCAACCCTTGCTCTTGATATTGAGGTTCGATTAGCAAAATCTTGTTGTGACCAACCTTGATCTTTACGCAATTT